GAAGGCGACCAGCGTCCTGCCGCTCATGCGGATGGACGAAGAGGTTCTGAATCAGACGCTGTTGCCGCTGTTCGGCATCGAGGATGATGCGTTCCTCGCCTACGACAACCCGGTGGGAGCCGACGAACGCTTTGAGTTTGAGAAGCGGCGCGGCTACGTCGCTGGCGGCATCATCACGGCAAACGAAGCGCGCATGATGGAGGGTCTTGAGGAGGTGGCCGACGCGAACGCGGATCGGCTTCTCATCAACGGCCAGCCGCTTGGCGGCGTCCCCGTCGCGCCGCCGTCGCCGTTCGGGCTGGCATCCGTCGATGGCGCGACGATTCAACTGGCGAACAAGCCGACTGCGACGGGCGGGACGGCCACGCCGGAACTCGCTGCCGATCTTACGCCGGAGGTCAAGACGAAGGACGCGCTGGGCGACTGCGTCTCCGACAAGGTCGGCAAGTTGATTGACGAGGGCTACGAGCAGGATCAGGCCGTGGCAATCGCGTACTCCATGTGTAGCGAAGGCAAGACGCTTGATGAGGCTATCGCGTCGCGACAACCAGCACCTTCATCAAAATCATGCGGCTGTGGCTGCGCGAGGTCAAAGCGGCTGTCGCATCGCGCCGTGTGGGAGGACGCCGTATCCGATGGCATTCAGACCAAGAGCGCCGAGAGCGAAGGCGACAAGATCGGCAAGAACGAGGACAAGGCTGCGAAGGCCGTGTCCGACGTCTTCGACGCTCAGGTCAAAGACATCCTCGCGCTGATTGCCGCCGCGCCCAGCCCGACGCGGGAACTGGTCGTACAGGTCGAGAACGTCCTCAAGGCGCGGTCCTACCAGCGCGAGATCGTTGAGGCGCTGTCGCCGTATCTGCGCGAGGCAATCTCGGTCGGCGTTGACGTCGGCATCGAGACGGTGTCGAAGGTGGCGACCAGCGTCGATTTCTCCGTCGAGCGCCAAGACCTCGCGAAGTACGCCGAGAGCGAGTCGGTGCGTATCGCGCGCACGACGGCGTCAGGCGTCACGGAGCAGACGTCGGTTCGCGTCCGCGACCTGTTGGGCGACGGCTTGGAGAAGGGCGAGACTTCCGACCAGTTGGCCAAGCGGGTGCAGGAATGGGCAGACGGTCAGAAGGGCGAGGACGGATCGTGGAGCCGAGCGCGGACCATTGCCCGCACGGAGTCGATGCGCGCGGCGCGCGTGGCCGAAGTCGAGGCGTGGAAGGCAACTGGCGTGGTGACGGGCAAGACGTGGCTTCTCGCTCCGGACCCGTGCGAGTTCTGCGAGGCGGCGGCGAAGGCGTTCGGCGAGAAGTCCATCGGCCTCGATGACGCGTTCTTCAAGAAGGGCGACACTCTCACCGGCGCGGACGGCGGCGCAATGATGCTCGACTACGAGAACGTCAACGGCCCGCCGCTGCACCCCAACTGCCGCTGCTCGATGCAGCCGAAGTTGACGCCGGAACTGGAAGCGGTCTACGAGCGCATCAGCCGCTCCGGGGCCATCGACCAAGCGCGCATCGCGCTCAACGCGGAGGTGAAGGAATGAACCCGAATCGCAAGGCTCTCCCCGCACGTCTTGAAGGCACGCCGCGCGGATTCACCGCCGTGATTACCGCAGAGACAATCGACCGGGACGGTGAGGTGCTTGTCCCTCAGGGAATGAACGCCACCGAGTTCGAGCGCAACCCGGTGCTGTTCTGGAACCACGACTACTCGCAGCCTGTCGGCAAGAGCGTCGGACTGAAGCGCCGGGATCGCGACATCGTCGGAGAGTTCACGTTCGCGCAGCGGCCCGATGGCTACGTCGGCGAGTTCTTTCCTGAGGTCGCCGCCGCGCTGGTAGGCCAAGGCATCGTGAACGGAGTCAGCGTCGGCTTCGTGCCGGAGGACGGCGGCGCGCGCCGCGCGACGGAGGTTGACCGCAAGAAGTACGGCGGCAACGTCTCGACCGTGTTCTCTCGGTGGAAGTTGCTTGAGGTTTCGCTTGCTCCGCTGCAAGCGAATCCGGAGGCGCTCATCACCGCAGTCCGCAAGGGCGTCATGTCGCCAGTGGCCGCGAAGAAGTGGTTCGGCATCGAAGCGCCGAAGCGCGTTGTCGTGACGGTGAACGTCCCCGCGCTCTCAACCAAGACGAAGCGCGCGCCGATTGACGTAGACAGCATCGTCCGACGCGAGATCGCGCGGGCGAAGGGCGCGATCTACCTCCCGCCCGGTTGATCCTACGGCGAGTGCCTGAAAGACAACCTCGGGACGAAGGCGACCGCGCAAGACGGAGTTTTCACATGAAGACCATGAACATCAGCGACTTCTCGACCGTGCTTGAGAAGGCCGCGAAGCAGAAGGGCGAAGCGGGCGTCATCGCTCAGAAGTCGCTCGTCCTCGAGAACTACATGATCGTTGACGAGGCTGGCATGGCCGTCGATCCGGCGTCGCTCGACGTCGTGATCAAGGCCGCAGCGCCCGCCGCTACCGAAGTCGAGAACGACGGCGTCGATGCCGACGCGGTGGCCAAGGCCGTCCGCAAGTCGCTCGCGCAGGAAGTCCTCGCGTCGAAGTTCCACGTCCGCGCGGAGATCGCGAAGGACTGGGACACCGCTCGGACCTTCGGAGCGCTCAAGCACTTGAAGAGCAAGGAGACGGCGTACAAGATGGGCCGCTGGGTGCTTGGCTCCCTCGGCCACGTCAAGAGCGCCGAGTGGTGCAAGGCGAACGGAATCGGCATCGTCCGCATCAAGGGCAACGTCGAAGGCATCAATTCCTCGGGCGGCTTTGCCGTTCCGGACGAGTTCGAGACTGAGATCATCACCCTGCGCGAGCAGTACGGCGTCTTCCGTCGCAACGCCCGCGTCGTGCCGATGGGCAGCGACGTGAAGCGGCTTCCGAAGCGCGTCGGAACGTACACCGCCTACTTCGTCGGCGAGGCTCAGGCCATCACCGAGTCGCAGCAGACGATGGATCAGGTCCAGTTGGTCGCGAAGAAGTTGGGCATCGTCGGCACGATCTCCAGCGAACTCAACGAGGACAACGTCGTCAACCTCGGCGACGATCTCGCTGGCGAGATGGCCTACGCATTCGCGCTCAAGGAAGATGACTGCGGCTTCAACGGCGACGGTACGTCTACGTTCGGCGGCATCGTCGGCCTGCTCAACTCGCTTACGGACGCCACCTATCAGGTGTCGGACGGCGGCGCGTCGGCGTACTCCGGCGTCACCCTCGCGGAAATCTCGGCTGGTCTTGCGAAGTTGCCCGCTTGGGCGGCTCAGCGGAACAACATCAAGATCTTCTGCCCGAAGGCGGCGTACCACGGCGCGTTCGAGCGTCTTGCTGCATCGTCTGGCGGCGCGACCGCAGCGGAAGTCGCGGGCGGCCTGACCTCGCCTCGGTTCCTCGGATACCCGGTCGAGTTCACTCAGGTGATTCCGGCGACTCAGTCGGCTGGCGCGACCTTCGCGTACATCGGCGACCTCGCGCAAGGCTGCATCTTCGGCGACCGTCGCCAGCAGGCGGTTGCGTTCTCCGACTCGGCGCTCAACGCGTTCGAGCAGGACGAGATCGCGGTTCGCGGCACCGAGCGGTTCGACATCGTTTGCGCGAACGTCGGCGGCTCGACCGCCTCGGGCGCTATGGTCAAGATGACGCTCTGATGAACTGAATCCCCTGCTCCGGGGGTCGGTGGAGCGATCCGCCGACCCCCTCTGGCAGCCAACAGGAAGGAACCTCGACAATGCGACAGAACAGCAAGTTCGTCATCGGAGCCATCAGCGCGACCAACGCGTCCCAGCTCACGGCGACGATCGACACCCGTGGATTCGCCTTCGCGCGTCTCTACTGCATCGGAAACACCAGCGCTGGCGTCTCGACGGTCGCCACGAACAACGTGGTCCGCGAGAACGACGACAACAGCACCAACTGGACGAGCATCGCCGCGACGCAGGCTGGCACTGGCTTCACGCCCGTGACCACCACGCAGAGCACGGCGCTCGCCAAGATCGTGTACGACGTCGATCTTCGCGGCCGCAAGCGGTACTTGAACGTCCTGTTCACGCCGCACGCGACCACCGAGGCGATCATCATGGCGGAACTCAGCCTCCCCGCGGACGGCTGCACGACCGCGTCCGAGATCGGC